CCACAGACAAGTTGAATTACGAGTCTTTGATGAATGAATACAAATCGAACGCCTTTCGTACATTCATGCTCGCAGCGCCTTTAGAGGCGTGTGTTGACGCATGAGAAGAGAGAACTTGGGACCGGTCGGAGCCAACCCCGACCTTATCAAAAACTAAAAGGCACTCGTCGTATGCACGTTTCCATTGGACTTTTATATTGTTTTAGCCCGGAACCGATGATCTTCGACGTGTAGTAGAAAACACGAAATTGCCACAGTATGATTGCGCTGTGTGTCTCTTAATATGCAATTGCCGATTTCAATTCAAATGAAAACTCAGGAGTGTCAGCTTCGTCTCAGGGAGAGACGAGGGTAGTAGCAGATCAAGTACAGTCAGTAAATGCGGGATTCCCTCGCTATATTGACGTGCAAAATCGACCTACCGACTTTCCGACTTTTATGACTCACTTGATACAGTTTGATCATAGAGTGTTTGCTCCCACAAATGTCAACAGAGTAAATGTTACCAATGATTTGGTAGCTACGTTCCTATCGACGATTGCTTCTACGCCCTTAGGTGGAAAATTTTCCAGCTTTGGGTACAGTAGATCTCCGTTGAAAGTGCGTATCGTTGTCCAAGGACAACCTTTCGCTGCTGGCAAGATTGTTTGCAGTTTCATGCCCAACATCAACGCTCGCGAAGATTTCGTGATGACCGGTGGTGTAGGACAATGTGCTACTGTGAACTCAATGATCGTTCCTCATGTTGTTATCGATCCATCCAAGACCGAAACATATGAGATAGAACTTCCAGTCTGTACTGCGACTGGAGCTTGGACGATTAGGAATTACGAGAATATGGGCTCATATCTCGTGCAGTACACTTTCATCACGCCTGTATTGTCGGGTACCGCAACAGCTGCTTCCATAGCATGTTGTATGTACGTCGGCTTTGCTGAGCCATCGTTGGAAGGTTTGACGCTTTTGGCGAATGATTTTGAGGCGGAGAAGAAACCTGGAGTCGTGTCCAGTTTCTTTCATACCGTGGGAAAATATTCTCCTTTAGTGTCAGTACCTTTTCCGAGTTTGGCACCTGGTGTGACTCTTTTCTCAAATGTTGCAAATAGTGTCGGTGATTTCCTTAACTATTTGGGCTTTTCTAAGCCGCCTACATTAGAGGTATCAACTTTTCCTACGACGAGGAATGTTGATAATTGGAGTCAATTTGAAGGAAAATCGAATGCCATAGTGTTGGCAGGTTCTCAAACCACGTCGTTAGGTTTGAGTTCCAAGTATGGAGGAGTTGCGAAGATGAGCTATTGTTAGCTCATCTATGCGCCAAGGAAGGATTTTATAGATCTTTCGCCGTGACTCCTGCCATGACCAATGGAACGTTGATTGGAAACTTTCATGTTAGTCCTATGGTCTTAAATGCTTCGGACACGTATACGACGTTGCTCCCCATGTCTGGGGTGGCATTACCGTTTACTGCCTGGTGCGGAGACATTGATTACACGATCGAGATTGTTGCTTCGGTTTTCCACCGTTGCACTATTCTTGTTGCGTGGGATGTGATGCCTTTGTTCGGAGCTCCGGGT